GTACAATCGAGAATTTGATGCGGATGTCTCGGACGCTGACTCGAACGTTCGTCACAAGACCAGTAGATATCGGCGCGTACTGCGCGCCGAAGATTTAGTATGAAGGAGTGAATTATGAGTGTATCAGCAAGACCGGCAATCGGCGCAAAAGACCTTGTCTACGCTGTACTGGATGAATCATCTGATATCGCTGGAGGAACTCCACTGTATGGGACAGTGAAGTCGCTCGCGGGATTGGGGAAGATTACCATCAATCCGAATGGCAATGCCGCTGTGCTGTATGGCGACGACCAAGCGCTGCACGTTGCCGANAGCATTGGGAANGGTGATGTGACTCTCGAGCTAGCCGACATTGACCCNGCAGCAGAGGCTGAAATCCTCGGACACACNTATGNNAANGGNGGCGTTCTCAAACAGGCGACAGACCAGTCACCGTATGTGGCGATTGGATTCAAAACCACACGCACGGGGTCAAATGTGGCAACTTACGTTTGGCTTTACAAGTGCAAGTTTATCAAGCCGGACAACGCCGACGAGACCAAGAAGGAGTCTGTCTCTCTGCGCGGCGTATCACTCAAGGGTGTATTCACACCGCTCATTGCCAGTGGTGTTTGGCAGTTGAAGGTGCGCACTGATGACCCGAACGTGAGTGCCAATCTTTTGAGCAACTTCTTCAACACGGTTGTGCTCTCTGCGGGTGTTGACCTTGGCGCATTGACGCTGACTTCCGGCGCGGGCGTTGTCTCAACCAAAACTATTACACTGACCTTCGCAAAGGCCGGCGGCGGAAGCACGAAGATTGCGAATCCCAATGCGAACAACGATTGTGGCAATTCTCGACAGCACCAAAGCCATCCTGACACCGGTATCGTTTACTCCTGGCTCATCGAGTGCAACTCCAACAGTGGCGATTGTGTACACCTCACTGACTGCGGCGGCTCATACCATTGTGGTTACTGGCGAGCTACAGGACGCGAACGGTGTGGCTTGTGTTGCCAAGAGCATTGCAGTGACACCAGCATGATAAATCTGGGGGCGTTTGCCCCCAGTATTTTCTAGTATTTTAGGAGGCCAAAGATGGCAAAAAAGCCGATTTTGACACTTGACGCTATGGTGCCTGACCATGAAATTGTTAGTGGCGTCTTTGGGAAAGAGCACGAACTGCTGGATTATGAAGATGTGGGCATTGTTCTGTATTCCAGAATGGTGAAAGAATACGGCGAAATCAATGAAATGGCGGCCAGGGCAAAAGACTTGTCAGACAAAGAGCTCACTGAATTTGATGCCCGTTTGACCACTATGGTGCAGAAAGTGCTGATGGGTATTTCGGCGGAAGACGCAGCGCGGTTGTCTATTGAGAAAAAGCAGAAGGTGTTAGCGATTTTTTTCGGCCTCGCCACCAAGAAAATCCAGGCGGCGACGAAGGAGTTGGAGGCGGAGAACCAGACTATGGAGACTTGATTCCTAGGCTCCAGGAATTCTATGGTGGGAGGCCGATGGAATGGCTAGAAATGCCGCTGCGATGGCTGAACGCTTATATCGCGATGCTGCCGAGGCTGCGTGCCGAGCAGAGCATGAGGAGGGTAACTGAGTTACAATTAGGAACACGACAGTTAACCGATGAGAGCGCTAGTGAGATTTGGGACGCATGGCAAGATGCTGCGTATCCTGACAAGGAAGAAGAGGAAGCGAGTGATTTTTGGGTGTAAGGTGAAACTATGACCATAGAAGAGCTAGTTGTAAAAATAACCGGTGATTCAACCTCACTGCAAACTGCAATGGAACAGGGCGCTGACAGCATGGATGCGCTCGGTAATAGCAGTAAACTCTTGTCCGGATTGCTTGGTGCGGCTGGTGTCGCGGGGGCAATAAAGGTCGCCTATGATGCGGCTCAAAAGATGGTAGAAGCATTCCGTGATGATGAAGTTGCATTGCTGAAATACAACGCCGCCCTAAAAGCCTCAAATTCAATCAATGCGGATGGCAAAGCCATTCTCGATAATTTCATTCCGGTTTTTGCTTCGATGTCTGGCATATCAATCGCCAATACCCAGTCTATGGTGGCAATGTTAGCCGCCACAGGGCGCACTGACTCGCAGATTCAGACCATGATGAGAACGGCGCAGGGCATGGCCGCTGTCATGGGTGTCGATGTCAACACTGCGCTCATGCAATTGAATCAGACCTTGTCGGGTACGACTGGCCGACTGGGCATGCAGACGCCGGCGCTGAAAGACCTTACTGCAGAACAGTTGAAGAACGGCGAAGGCGTCAAGCTATTGAGTGAAAAGTATGAGCAGTTTGCCGACACACTAACTCATTCGACCGACGTATCAATCAAGAATTACAAGAATGCCTACGACGATATGATGTCTGCTATGGGCGCGTCTATCGCGGAAACATTGCAACCTTTGCGCGACGCCATCACAAAGATTATGAGNAGTATTGCTGATGACGCACCGCGGGCGAAGATTGTGCTCATTGAACTTGGAGCTGCTTTTGGCACAATACTTGCCNTTGTGGCTCCAACCGTGGCAGGNATTGCNGCGATTGCTGGTGTGGTACTTGGGCTGACAAACCAATATTTGAAGAACGCAGAGGCGCAAAAGAAAGCCTTTGCAGACAGTATCAGCGCAGTGACCCAGCAGTCTGATGCGCTAGAAACGCTTAGATTGAAATCACATCAAGTGACCCAAGATAGACTTGCCGCAGAAAAGAAAGCGAATGAAGACAGGGTTGCGGCGGAAAAGAAAGCTGCAGAGGATATAGTAGCGGCGCAGATTAAAGGTCGGAAAGATGCTGAAAAAGCTTATGATGACTCGCTTGCGCAGATAGAGACGAAAGTGAAACTCGGTGTTATGACCGAGCAGGAAGGCGCTGACGCGAAATATGCCGCGAATAAGAAACTCATCGACGACCTTATTGCACTCGGTTACACTGGTGCGGCAGAGTCGAATCAAATTGGAGACAAGACACTAAGGGCGGCTATTGCACGAAATGATGCGCTCTATGAAAACACTAAAGAAAATGTGGACAAGAGACTGCTAGCTGAATATGAGTTGTATCTGCAACAGAAGGATGTTGCCGCGTGGGAAGCCGCGTATCTGGCGAAAAAGAAAGCAAGTGAAGAAGCACTGGCTGAAGTCCGGAAAAGATATATAAACACCAGACTCGAAGAAACCGAAAAAGTTACCATTGCGGAAGAGGCGGCGGAGCAAAGAGTCACCGAGGCGGTTATCAAAGGGTCAACGGGCAGGGCCCAGCGGGAAGAGCAGGACGCGCAGAATAGAATAAAAATCCACGAAATTGCAACGCAGGCAATGATAAATGAAACGGAGCGAACTGCAAAAGCCGCAGAAGAAGCGTACACAAAAGACATTGAGGAAACCTCCCAGAATTTATTGAAAGTCCAGAAAAATTACATTCAGGCCAGATTGACTGCGACCGAAGAAGTTACAGCAAAAGAAGATGAGTTAGAACGTGAATTACAGAGAAAAATTACCGAGGGGGCGTCCAGCGCGGCCCAGCATGCCGAGCAATTACATCAGCAAAAGATTGAAACCGCTAACCGTTATTGGCGAGCGATGTACAATCTGCAAGACAGCCAAGTTGCGGCCATGACAGCAGCAGAAAACGCAGCGCTGGAGGAAAGGAATGCCCAGCAAATTGCGTTTGTAAACAAGAGGCTGGCAAGAACCGAAGAAGTTACAATTAAAGAGGAAGCGCTGGAAAATGAGTTGCAGAGAAAAATTACAGAAGGCGCTTCTAGTGCAGCCCAGCACGCCGAACAGTTGAATCAAAGAAAAATTGAAATAGCGGCACGAACCGAGGAAGCGATTGCGAACATAATTCAGCGGCAGATTGAGGAAGAGGAAGCTGCTGAACAAGCGAAAGCCGTTATCAGTCAGGCGAGCGCAGAAAAAGTAAAGGCGCACTACATTCTCACAGTGCTTGAACGTACCGAGGCGTATGAGGATGCTCTTGAAAAAGAGCAAGAAGCGTCGGAAGCGCGGGTCAATAAAGAATTGCAGTCCCAGATTGCGCTTGAAAATGGCTTCAGGCGATATGTTGATGCCAGACTCGCGAAGACCGAGGAAGTTACCCAGCTGGAGGAACAGCGGGAATTAGACCTTGCGAAAACTAAACAGTCATATTGGGATTCTTATTCGGATTATATAGACCAGAAGAATAAAGAAATTGCAGAGGCGGAAGCTGTTGCAAATAAAAAGCGGGCAGAGGACTATAGAAATTTTATGGCCACTGTCCAGAATATAGTGCAAACCGTATCGCAATACTCTTTGGATGCACTGAAGGCATTCGCCGATTTTACTGCGGCGTCAGCTAAACAGCAGACCGATGCTGTTGATGCGGCGCTCAAAGCTCAGCTTGCGGCATATGAAGCCGAAAAGCAGGCCGCACTCGAAGCAGCCGGTTTGGCTGATAAAACCACACTTGAAATCTTGCAAGAAAAGGTCGATGCGGCAAAGGCTGCGGGTAATGCCGAAGCGCTTGCGGCGGCGGAAGCGGCACTGAAAAAGCAGCAAATATTAGATGAATACAATAAGAAAGCAACCGAGGCCACAAAGAAGGCTGAATATGATAAGGCGGTTATAAAATACAAAGCTGACTTAGCTCAGCATGCAGTGAACGTTGCGCAGGCCATTGCACAGGGTGCTTTGGCGGTTATTCAGGCATTCGCACAACTGGGTCCCATTGCTGGTGCGATTGCGGCTGCGGTTATTGCTGGGACGGTCGCCGCACAAATCGCCGTGATGAATGCGAACAAGCCGCAACCGCCTGCGGCGTTTGCACTTGGCGGCGTGTCGCGCGGCGGGCTTGCACTTGTTGGCGAGCAGGGTCCCGAACTGATATCAACGCCAGTCGGGGCGAGAATCTATAATACCACCGAGACGCAGAACATACTCAACAAGAATGGGAAATATGAATTCCATTTCCACTCGCCAGTTGCCCTGACTCCAGCGGAAATGAAGCGGCAGTTCCAACTGACAGCTAGGGAACTCGCGTTCCAGGGTGCGCTATGACGAACATGCCAGTGAGGATTTTCGACACCGCGCTCACCTTGCAGGCCGAAGTCGATAATTACAAAAGCCTCTATTTCACTCGTGCTTGGTATGGGGTTGGGGACTTCAACATCACGATGGACATAGGGCTGTTGCACTCGGACGAACTCGTGCGCGGAAGAATTGTGATGATAGGCAACGACCCGTACAAATGCGGGATAATCACCGAAGTCCAGAAAACCATTGATGAGCGCGGAGAACGGGTGGTGAGTGCGTCAGGCTTTGAACTGCGGCGCATTTTTTCGTGGCGGCGGGTTGTTCCTCCGACAGGCTATGCTCGTTGGGAACATACTGGCCCTGTTGAAACTATCTTGAAAAACCTTGTCTATGCGCAGGCGGGCGCAGGTGCTACTATCGCTCGAAGGATTCCGCTATTGACGATGGCGGCTGATTTGGGGCGCGGGGCGAGTTATCTTATCAGCGCACGCTATTCGGGACTCGATGAAGAAGTGGAGCAAGCGGCATGGGCGACCAATATTGGGCCGAGGATTTATCTCGACTTAGCAAATGAACTCATAGTGTTCGACATTGGCATCGGCGTTGACAGAACAGCCGGGCAGAGTATCAACGGCAGGGCAATATTTTCGACCGACTTCGACACGCTCAAAACCGCCACTGTAACAGAGTCCGATATTGAATACCGGAACTACGCATTGGTCGGTGGGCAGGGTGTCGGTGCGGCGCGAACGATTGTGCCGGTGTATTCTGGCACGGAACCGACTGGCTGGGCGCGCAGGGAAATGTGGGTGGATGCACGGGATATTTCTGTAACCGCTGACTTGACGAAACGGGGAAACTCGAAGCTCGCAGAAAATGCCTTTGAGGACTACCTAGAGGCTGACATATTGTCCTACTCCTCGATTGTTTATCAGACAGATTACGATATCGGTGACCTCTGCACGGTGTCTGCGCTAGGGGAAACTGTTGACGCACGAATATCCGAGGCGCAGGAATCATGGGACGAGTCGGGGTACTCATTACGATTAACCTTTGGCAAGCCCTATCCAGAGGCGCAAAAGATAGCGGCGAAAAATGATGAGGATTTAGGTGCGGCCATGACCGCAACGGAGCTGTAAATGAGAAGTCTAGTTTATACGAACCCCAACGGCTCGACAATTACTCTTGGCGCTCCGCCGTATGTGATTACGAGCCTTGAAGGCATTGGCACACCGGATTGGGACGCGCTTGAAACGAAAGCACCATATCAGGATGGCGCAACTGATATCGGCGGAACCTTCCAGACGCGTGACATCACGATTGAAGGTGCGCTGGCTTCTGTGCCGCAGAACATGGCGGGCATTGCAACAGCACGGCGTTTAATGGTGCAGGCACTGAATCCAAAAGACGGTGCAGGCACGCTTGACTATACGAATGATTTAGGAACGTGGCGCATTTCTGCCGAAGCCCATATCTTCACCGACGTTCTCCTCGAAGGAATCCACGACCCGTATCAAAGATTCCAGATTGTCTTTCACGCCTCCGACCCGTGCTGGACGGATGTTTCTTACACGGTGAGAACGCTCACGGAAGCGGGTGCAGGCTTGGCGATTCCTGCGGCGGGGCTGGGGATACCAGTAGATGGAATTGCTGTTGAGCTTGTAGCCACCATCAATGGGAAATCGATTGTCATAAATAATGTTGGCGACGTGCCCTGTCCTGTGCTTATCCGGTTTTATGGCGAGGCTGTGAACCCCAAAGTGCTGAACGCAACGACGGATGAATATATCCGCATTGCGAAAACCATCGCGCTGGGCGATTATGTAGAGGTTAATACGGCGTTTGGCGCAAAGACTGTGGTGATATCGGAGTCTGGTGTCATATCAAACTGCTCGGCATATTTGGATTTACAGTCGACATTTTTCCAGCTTGCTGTAGGCAATAATCAGCTGAGATTTAGCGATGATGGCGTGGCGGCTGGTTCCAGCGCGACAATCACCTATCGGAATCGGTACATAGGAGTGTGATATGGCAGAAATAAGTAGATTTTTTGCGGATGTCGGCGGTGACAGATTAACCACCGCGGCACAATTTAATCGGATTATCGACCAGCTCTTGCAAGAGCAGAGTGGCGTTATCAGAGGATTGGGGAATGCCCTCGCAGTGACGAACTCCGGCACGCTTGCGGTTGATATCAACACTGGTTCATGTATCAAAAGCGGGCGAATTTACGAGAACACCGCAAGCGTGAACAAAACATTGGATGCCGTGACATCGGGAAGCAAGCGCTATGACCGTATTGTGGTGCGTGTGGATGAAACAGCGCGCACAATGCTTATTACAGTAATAAAGGGCGTGGAGGGCGCGAATCCGTCTCCTCCGGCAATCGACGGAACAACCGATGTACTTTTGGCAAAAATTCTCATTGACCGCTCCTCTGGCTCCTATGTCTACACCTTGACTGATGAGAGGGTGTATTGTGATGGCCTCGTGTCAAAGGCAATCATCGCAAAATTAAATGCTGGCACATACTCCGAGGATGACATCGCCGACGGCATAAACTATAAGCGCATCGCAGCGGCCGAAGCAACACAGATGCGCGCTTCAGCCTCAAGCCCGTGGAGCACACCTCCCACACTCTACTTTAAGGATTCTCTCCGCGCACAAATCGAATTTGCCTCTGGCGGTCAACAGACCGTGCTCTACGATGATGTTGGCATTCCGTCTGTGATGCAGTGGATTCCAGCTTTCAACTTGCAAGACATTCATGCAGACCTTGGCACTGGGCTGCATCCGGCGTTTGTTGTAAACGGTACTGCAAAGGCAGGCATATGGATTGGCGTCTACCAAGCGAAAGTTTCCGGCGGACGGGCATACTCATGGCCAGGGCAAGACCCTACTGCGAGCGTGAATTTTGACACGGCGAAAGGATACTGCACGGCAAAGGGTGCTGGCTGGCACATGATGACTGCATGGGAGTGGGCTGCGGTTGCGCTGTGGTGCTTGAAGAATGGTTTCCAACCGAGGGGCAACACGAACTATGGGCGGAGCCACGCAAACACTTTCGAGACTGGCACGCGCTCAGATGGTTATCCGCCAGGTTCAACGAGTGGCACTGCGCGCACAAAAACAGGGGCTGGTCCTGCGTCATGGCGGCACAACAATGCTTTCTTTGGCATTGCTGACCTTGTTGGTAATATTGTGGAATGGCTCGATGGGTACAAAATAGTCGATGGGCGGATGTATTTTCCCGATGATAATAATTTTAACCTCGCAGAGGCTTCATGGCCTGCGCAAAACGCATACTGGGATGGTACGGTTTCTGGTGCTGCGGGAGCTCCAAAACTTTCGGACACAATCCCTGTCAATCAAACCACCGATTCGTATTATAACTCAATTACGGGAGAAGCGGGCTGGAGAAGCCTTACTTACAGCGAAAACTATTTTACTAGTATGCCGCTTGCATTGCGGCAGAAACTAGCGGCAATGCTTATCGCGCCTGCGGTAACAAACTCGACACCGCTGTTTACAGCATCCGGTGCGGTTTACAACCGTAACAATGGCGAGCGCTTCCCGCTTCGTGGCGGCAGCTGGTACAATGGCGCGTACGCTGGTCTCGCGTTCTTTGGTCTGGGTAATCAGCGCTCGGCCTCGTTCAGCGACTTCGGGTTCCGTCTGGCCTATAGTAGCTAAGGGAGGTTTACCATGAAAGAAACATTTACCACACGTGCTGAAGCGGTTGTACGCCGAAATGCATTGCTTGATGCGACCCTATTCACGCAGGTGCCAACATTTCTTACACGATACTCACATGATGCATGGCTTGTGGCGAGCCGATATCGGCAAGACCTCTATGCGGCTGTGGACGCGGTAACCGAGTGGCCAGCTGAAATCGATTGGCCGGAGCTGCCACACCTTGAGACGTGTGCCGAGCGGGATGCCGAACTACCTCCACTAGTAGAACCGGAGGCATAGCATGAGCACCGTCATCCAGACCGCGCTCTCNGTCATTACCACGGCGCTGCTAGCGGGACTCTGGGCGTATATTGTTAAAAATTGGCGACTCGAAAACAAGCGGGATAAGTTGCTCGCCGAAGTACAGGCATCTATTGCCGAGCTTGGCCGTAAGCTCGATGAGGTCAAGGAAGATAATAGATGCCAGTATGAGGCACTTCTTGCATCATTCGAGGCGCAGGAAATTCAGCTCCATGCGCTCAAGGGCAAGAAGATGAATGGGAATGTTGATGAGGCGCTCGATAAAATAGACGCAGCAAAAAGAGAGCTCCAGCGGCGCATTGTCGCGCAGGCATGCAAATGAGTCGGAAGTTAGACGACCTTGACCCATCCTGCCGAGAGGCCGCACGACAGGCAATCGCCGCGATGCAAGCAGATGATGAGCTGCGGCGGTCTGGTGTCGCAGGTATCCTTATCATCGAGACACGGCGTGAGCTCCCTGTCCAAATGGCCTATTTTAGCCGCGGACGCATGGCTCCAGAGCATGTCCGCCTTATGTATGACGCAGCAGGCGTTAAGCAACAGCTCTCCGATAAAGAGACGCAGACAGCGATTACATGGACGCTCAAAAGTAAGCACCTTGACGGCCTTGCGATGGACTTGGTGCCGCTCAATGACAAGGGGCAGGCATGGTGGAGCGCGCCAATGCACGTCTGGATGCGCATGGCAACAATCGCTGAAGGTTTTGGTTGGGAGTCGGGTGTGCGCTGGAAAGACTTCCCGGACTACCCGCACCT